ACGGCACCCAATCAGTGACGGGCGCTTGGGTTGAAGCTGCATCTATTGCTAACCCAGTCGGCGATGTAATTCTTGGTGCCTCTCAATCTGGTGCATCACCGGGTCAGGAGTTTGAAGGCTACATAGATGAAGTTCGTATTACGAACGGCGTTGCAAGAGTTTCTGGAGACTTCACAATTCCAGCCGAAGAATATCCAGATGCCGATAATTCCAACGACCCTAATACCGAAGTTATTGGGATACTGAGCTTGACACTTAGGAACGTCAGGATACCGCCAATCGGCAGTAGGCCCCCCGCTGATGATCCCGGCTTTACTTCAGACGCTCCCCGAGCTTGGTTCGTTACATCGAATCCGGATGAGTTTCTATTCTTTCCTCGGCTGGAGACTTCTCTCGTGGGAGAGGTTAGCGCAGTGGTAGCAGTCATGCCTTCTTTCGATACTCTCCTCCTACCACGACAGGTCACATTGAAGTATTATGATGCAATCGTGGAGGGCTATTTGGCTCGGGTATATAACCACCCGAACAAACCATACTCCAACCCCGCAGTAGCGGCGCAGCTGCGGCACAACTTTTTGCGCCGAATCGGATTCTACATGGCCCAGAGAAAACAGGGCTACAACAATTCCCAGCAGTGGACATATCCACCCGGCTGGAACGTGAGAAGGTTAGGCGGAAATGGCTGACATCCTATTTGTAAATAACGCGAGTTCGGTACTTGCCGCGTCGATAAATAATCTGGACCTTGTGATCCAAGTTGGGTCGGGTGACGGCCTACTATTCCCGTCTCCAAGCGGCTCGCAGTATTTTGCGGCTACGCTGGAAGATGATGCTGGCAATATCGAAGTTGTCCAATGTACATCCCGTACAGGCGACCTTCTGACAGTTGTTCGCGGATTCGATAATACTGTTGCGCAGTCATTTGCTATGAACGTGACACGTGTTGAGCTTCGACTGACCGCTGTGGTTGTGGAGGAGTTCATCCAGCGTAACGGCGACATAATGACCGGCCAGCTCGACATGGACGGCAACACTCTCCTCGATGCTGTTATTGACGGACCAAACACTCAGATGATCAACGGCGAAATCGTTGACGTACCCCTGCGTGGTTTGGCTGGCGTTTCGACTAATGAGATTGCAGTGCCGACGGATGGTACAAGCCGAGCCACTGCCGGGGGTGCAAATATTCGCGTTGAAGGTGATGACGTTACAGGCGACGTTGCCTCGGCATCTGAAACCGCAGAAGGCATCGCCGAGATTGCCGATCAGACGGAAATGGATGCCCAAACGGATGACACTCGAATTGTAACCCCCAAAAAGTTTGCGGAGACTGTCGCACAGCAGTCGATATGGGGGACAATCCGAACCGCAAATCAGACGGCAGTCGATAATGGTACGAACGATAATCGAGCTATTACTCCAGACGTATTCGAGAATTCTGACCAGCTTGCGCAAGCAACGCTATCAAAATTAGGCCGTGTAATTAAAGCCGACCAAAGCGAGGTTGACACCGGAACGGACCCTGACAAATACGTTACTCCTGAAACGCTTGCTAATTCTTCCATCGTCGGCGGTCTTGGAGGCGTCGTCTATCATGGATACGTACCATCAAATGGGCTTGGAGAGAAAGTACCAGCTGGTTGGTCTGTAGTTAGGCTTGGTATCGGTAAATACAGAGTGACTCATAACCTTGGTTTGTCAGATATAGACGACCTTATTATCCAACTGACAGCTCTCGGAGAACCCCCGACAGGTGCCGTTGACGACAACTTCATTACGGCTACTGCGCACAGTAGAGCGGCAAACACCTTCGATGCCCTTCTTGGTTTTCCAGACATGGGTAATATCGGCGGTGCAGAGCATGAAGACCGCAACTGGTATTTTACATGCTTTGATATTTCGTAAGGTGCTGCAATGGCTGGTTTCAAACTCGAAGGCTTCCAAGGACTAGCACCACGTTATTCCGAACGCCTCCTGCCACCGATGGCAGCAACGATAGCCCGTAACACAAAACTCCTCAACGGTGAGATTCGCGGCTTCCGCCAGCTGTTCCCACAGCAGGACTTGACCGGCCTCGCGTCTACGGTACGGCGAGTATTGCGCGTGCCGGATACCCCTGACGACGCCTTCATTGCCTTCGACTCACGTGATGTGAATATTGTCAAGTCGCCGCTTATCAACGACGCCTTCGACCGCTACTTCTGGGCAGGTGATGGTCGGCCACGGATGAATACGGGCGACAACATAAAGAACGGACTCGTACTGGATGGATACCTTTTGGGTGTCCCCATTGTTAATGTTGCGCCTACCGTTACTCCTCCTGCTGGATCAGACGAAACCCGAGCGTACGTCTACACGTTCCAAAGCCCATACGGAGAAGAAGGACAGCCGTCGCCGCCGACGCTTGCTACAGGTGCCGAGAACGATGACTGGGAGTTATCCGGACTGCAAACAGTCGTACCAGATGCATCAGAGCGTCCGACACTTGTCTCCGAAGATGGTGGCTACACCAAGAATATCTACCGCACTGTACCGGGTAATGCTTCGAGCAGTTTCTTTTTCGTTGATAGTATTCCGCTTACCCAAACGACTTACTCCGATTTGGAGGCCAATAATCCGAACGTGGAAGTTGCTTCACGTAGCCTCCTCGAATCTACAGCTTTTGCTGAGCCACCCGTTGACCTTGAAGGCTTTGTCGTCATGCCCAACGGCTGGCTTATAGGCTGGGTTGGTACGCGGCTAGTTATGTGTGAGCCGTATCGTCCCCATGCGTGGCCCGTTGAGTTTGAATTAGGAACTGAGTTCCCTATTGTTGGCATAGGAATATTCGGCTCTACAGCCGTGATTGGTACTGAGGCCAACCCATACTATGGTCAGGGCGTCCATCCAGTTTCGTTCACACATCAAAAGGTTGATGAAGTCATACCCTGCCTGTCTCGGCGTGGCATAGTTTCCACTCGTATGGGCGTGTACTACCCCTCTGTCGATGGCCTCGTTATGGCGTCGGGAAGCGGCGTCGGATACATTACGCGGGACGTACTTACTAAAGAGGAGTGGGCAAGATTTAGGCCGAGTGATTTATACGCTTCTAATCTTGGTATGCAATACATCGCCTTCAGTGATTCTAACAGCGGATTCATTTACGATCCGCAAGAGCCAACCAACAAATTGATCGAGTTGGAAGGCATTACACAGGTCGAGGGAATCGAGACTGACCCGTATACAGGTAATGTATATCTGCTGCAAGATGACCGATACGTTGAATGGGACCCCGAGATACTTGATCCGGGTATGTTCCCCGACCGCATCCCGTGGCAGTGGAAGGGCAAACTACTGCAAGCTCCCAAACCACTAAACCTCGGAGCCGCCAGAATTCAGTTTGATGTGGGAAGTGCAAACAACCCTTACTCAGTAGTAGCGTCGCTTATACCCTACAACGAAGCACTGTTTGATGCGGCTACCAGCTTGAACACGCTTAACGGTCATGCGTTAGGCGGCTCCCCTGCCCAGAGTATAGGGCTTGTCACGATGGTCCCTCAAGCAGAGATTCGCCAGCCGCTTGGTGGGAGCCTCTTGTACAACATCAACCACCTTCTACAAGTACCGTTTTCGGTACGCTTCATTGTGTACATACGCGATAGGGGAAGGTTCAACAGAAAGATAGTGGACACCGTTGTTACCGAGGAGAAAATACTTCGCCTGCCGACTGGATTCAAAACAGACCTCTACCAGTTTGAGTTGTGTGGCAATACAACTGTATACTCGCTTCAGGTAGCGGAGACACCAAAACAACTAGCCAGCGTGTAATATGCCCAGCATAACTACAACGGGAAACAGGGCATACCCAAGCATACCCGAGATCACTGAAGATTCGGCTACGCACACTATCGCCTTGCAGGCCATCAAAGAAGCACTGGCAACACACGAGCGCAGAGATCGCGATACCTCAAACTCTTTCATACGGTTCGGTGAGCTGGTCGAGCTTGGCATCATAGATGGGGAAGGAAATTTCGCACTGACCATACCTCTGTACACCACTACGAACGTGACCCCAACACGTACCTTCGACGCCGACGCGACTACTCTCGATGAGCTAGCCGATATTGTCGGCACGCTGATCGCCGACTTCAAAGATATAAACCTTGCATCCTTCAGTTAATTCGTGTCTAATTAAGGCCCACTGATTGGAGACACCGATGACGAAGAAAGACGAAGCCCCGAAGCCTATCCCGCAGCCATTCACAAGCGAGCAACTCGCTGCCGCTATCGCCGCTGGCCTTGCACTATCCAATCCTGAGTCCGAGCAATTACTTCCAGTGAAGCTCGCCGCTGGCGTTCTGATCCTTCACCAGCTTATGCTGTCTATGGGATCAGGACAGATCGGTATTGTTCCCGTCAAGCCCAAAGAAGACCCGAAGAAGCCGAACCCACCGGGTAAGCCGCCGGGCACACCGAACTCGAAAAAGAAAGCGAAGCCGAAGAAAAGAATACGGGCCATAAAGAAAAAATGATTGACGAAATCATAACAGCTGTTCTGAAAGCGGAAGGCTGGGATAAGTACACGAATGATCCCGCCGACCGGGGTGGCCCCACCAAGTGGGGCATCACCCAGAAGTCGTGGTCAGAGTAC